CCAACTCGTCTATAAGATCACAGTTTTTATAAAACTTCTCATGCTCCCAAGGAGGTATACTAAAGTCTCTACCTCTATAGTTAAACACGAAGTCTGGATTGTCTAACTGGAAGGGGTAGCCATCTATGTTGAAAAGATAAGGATACTTCTGTACTGCTTCAAGTAATATATGGTCTATTACAAACCTTAGTGAGTTATCTAAACTATTAGGATCCCATTCTCCGCAAGCGTGTGTGTCTGCATCCTTCTGGGTCCAAGAGCAGTTATCCTCAAACTTAGATGAGGCAGTCTTTAGAGTGTAATACATTAGGTTAGGAATGTAAGACTCAAAGTACTCTGAAAAGTTATTCTCAAAATCAATATGAGCAGCAGGAAGTATAACTTCCAACAAATCAATAAGACCTTGCTTGGTTCCTTTCTTTTGCAAGAGTGACCTAGCTTCTCTTAGCTGCCTTCTCCATGAGTCTACATTACTAGTATAGAATTCCCACCCAAGAAGATCTGCTAGATAAGGCAGGTACTCCTTTGGACACTCTTCAATAGAGTTTAGAGTTTTTAGAGACACTACTTGATTGTTGATGTCTGCTAGTAAGAATCCAAATGCTTGATTGAACTTATATAAGGGACCTCTCTTCTCTATAGAAGTTTGAGTTATGCCCTTATCAAAGTAATCAGTAAAATAGTCTTTTACAAAAGTATCATCTTTGTCTAATTCTGTGTTACTATAGAGAATATCAGTCCAAGTCTTTATCTTCTCTAACCCCTGGGTTCCACTTGTCCAAGTTCCTGCACCTGAAACAAACTCGGGTATTAGGAAGTTAGAGTAGGTGGAAGGTATAGTACCAGAAGCACTCCATATGGCTTCCTTGAAGATATTAATGATATCTAAAGTTTCTATAGGTTTACCAATATATAAATTACTAGCCAGTAGATCTAATACAAGAGAACTAAGAGGGGATATATTAATATCATCCTTATCATAAATACATAAATATAATAATCCTAGACTTTTACTAAGATAGGTAAAGGTTTCTTCTTTAGTGTCTCCAAAGACCCCCTTAGTAAGGTCTTGTATACTTTGGTTCTGCGTTACGCCTTCTCCTATAGTAATCAGGGGGAATAAAGTACCACTTAAAAAAGTTCTAAGAGTGGAAGATGTATCGTAATCACCTATACTATAACCTAACGGGACTAAGATTTCTAAATTAAATGATTCCTGAGTAATGCTAGTTATTTTATTTTGCTTGATAAACCCTGCTAATACCCTTCTTGACATTAGTGAGCTTGTTTCCCATTCCCAATGAGAACTTAAATCAATGCTGCTTACTAACGGGTTTACTGATGTAGAAAACTTCTCAATAAGTTCAGCATCTCCTCTTAGAATCTTAAGAGATAAATCCTCTTCCTCTAAAGCTAACTTTAGGTCTTCCTCCTCATATATGCCAGGAGTTATCTTTTGGACTACTTCTACATAGTTCCTCTTTGTGTACTTGTTAGACATAATTGAAAGTTAGGAAAAAGTTATTTAGTTGTAGGATTTCGTTGAACTCTAAATCGACAGGAGTGGTATAGTTAGTAACCTCTGCTATTCTTACATCGGAAACCTGGGTAAATATCTCTCTTGCGATGCTGTCAGGGAAGAAGGTTTCTCCAAACTCCCTATTATCCGCATTGAAGTAATTAGTAATGACCCTTGCTACATTAGTTTTTATTACTCCCTCTTTAGACTCAAACCTTTTATCTAAGGTAACATTGATAGCTAAGTCCAAAGTTCTAATTAGACCGTCTACAATGACCACCTCATCTGTTAGCATTTTCTTAGGTTGAATATCAGATATTAGAGCTTCTTTTAATGCGATAGAGGCTTTCTGCAATTGGTTTGAGGAAGCCTTCTCCAGTATGTACAGGTCTATTATGTTAGCGGAGCTATATGCCTTCCTAGTTGATGCCGAAGCCTTTATAGCCGTTCCTAGAGGCCCTCTATAGGTGTTAGCGAAAGCAGTGTAGTCCTCTAAGGAAACAATTCTATCTTGCTGCCTGAATACCAACTTACCGTACTTCTTAGCATGGTCTAAAGTCTCTGCCTCAGTACCTCCAGTAAAGGGAAGTCTATTGGTTATCTGCAACGCACCTTCAGAACTCGTTATTTGTGTATTAATATGCCCTACAGGAGCATTACCCCTTTGGCCTCCACCTACCCTATAAGAAATAACATATTGAGATCCAGTAGGTGGAAGTACAGAAATTACTCCATCTCCAAATTGGACTTTCGCTGAGAAATCGTCTCCATAAACTACTTGGAAAACTTTTAGATCTGATGAGGAGGTAGAAAGTAAAGACGCAACCTCAGTATAGGCACCACTTGCATTTGTATTATCAGCTTGAATATAAACCTGAACACTACCATCTATTACAGGGGAATTAGCCAATTGAATCTCCTTTAAAACATCTACATCAATAAACTCACCCTCATCCACCGAAAAGGAACCTTCTACTAATACTAAATTCTCCCAAGTACCACTAGCTACTCCTACAGAATCTGACGCATAGACTACCAAACTTGCATCGGAGGTAGGGCTTTCAATAGAACCATTATCAGAGGAATACAATGTATAGCTGGTTGGGTTACCGTCTATTGGAGATGTGGCCTGTATAACCCTGTTAGTAGCTTCTACAGTAAAGGAAGGTGTCGATATTGGAGGTTCTGCTATAACGGTACACATTGCTGCCGCTGAGGTAGGACCTCTAAAACGAATACCAATAAGATCAAATAGCTTACGAAGGTTATTAGGGTTTTTAGCTGTTTTTAGGAACATCTCATGTGCAATCATATCTGTCTTCATAGACATTACTGCTCCCATATAAGAGATTAGCTCTACAAACATCATCCCAAGATCAGATTCAGCAAATACCTCATAATCTAGAGGGTATACTGCTTGAATATAAGAAATAAGGGAATCCCTCAAGCTAAGGAAATCGGTTGCTGCAAAATCAATTAGATCAGACTTAGAATCATCCTTAAACTCTACAAATTTAAGGAAGTCTGATTTTGCTGTAGTGTAAGGAATATTAGTAGTCATAGGTTAAACTCCATAGGTATAATCTCGTTAGTTTCTTTTTCTCTTAGGGATAGCTTTATGGATATACCTGGAAGGGTCGTGCCTGTCTGCTCCACCTCATTCACCTCTACCCCTAGTACCTCTGCTGAAGGAATGTAAAACCCTACCTGTCTATATATATCCTTTTCAATCTTTGCTGTAATAGTAGAATCTATAGGGCTAAACAGGTACTGCCTAATATATAAACCAAAACTAGGAAGCATTACTCTTTCTCCAGGAGTAGTGTAAATTAGCTGGAAAACTTGACCTTTTAGTAACTCTCCTTTAGATGCTTTGCTAAATAGTACCCCATTTTTACCAATAGGATACCTAAGACCTGTCTTTAAAGGGTTTTGGGTGTCCACCAAAGATTTTATAGTACTCTTTGTGGGGGCTATTCCGTATAGGTTAGAGGTCATGATAAGTTGATATTGCTGAATAGGATTCTATGAGCTTCATAGTTTTTAAGAACTTCTACCTTAGTTAGGGGTTTCGAGTAAATCTTGAAGCTTCCTAAATGCCCACCTAGTCCACTATACATACCAGACCCCGTTCCCATGAATCCCCCTGAGCTAGTAGAAGTATCTATAAACAACCCATCAGTCCAAGCTCCTCCTAAGATCCAGGGAGTGAAATAGCTGTCATTTTTAGGCCCTCCTTTAAAATCAAGAGTTTGAACAAGAGGAATAGTGTCTATCCCATACTGGAAACTATCGTCTTTCTTGAAGCTAGGTACTTTAGGGGGCTCGCCCTGTTTTGTTCCGAATACACTTGAGATAGTCTCTTCTTGTAGTAATTCTGAGTTTAAATATACTTTAATACTGTCATTAACGACATCAAAGTTCACACTTAAATGTACAAACTTAGTTGAAGCTAAACTTAAGGTTGATCCATTATCGGTAGTCTTTAAAATAGGTATTCTAAGACCTCTGTATGTACTTGGCCCAGGGACGCAATCATCCGACCTTAGGAATCCCACCCCACTACTTGACCAGGATTGAGTAGGAGCTATAAAGAAAGAGGTGCCTGCTGCTGTAGCAGTACTGGCATCTAGTCCTGTATCAGTTCCTGGGTCAGTGGTTACACCACTAGTAAATAAAGGATCTCTAGTGAAACCCATCATCATGCCTCTTACTCTATCAGTAGATTTATCTATTACTACATTTCCTGCATTTTGAAGATCAGTCTTAGTAGGGTCAGAAACTGTGCCACCAGTATTGTCATTAGCTAATATTATTTTATAGTAATTGAAATCAGTCCAGGCAGCATCTGAGGAAGCATCGTTACCTAGGTTGAAGTCTGCTGCATTATCAGCTTCCCAATCGTTCTGTCCTTCTCCTAACCCTGACATATGCAACCAGAAATCAAACGAACATCCATCAGGGTTATACATTAGGTTCTGCATCTCAGGGGTTTGAGGTAGTTTTATATAACTTCCTAAACCTTTATACTTAAGGAAGTTATTACCAAGACTAGGATCATCCTCGTACCTAATGATACCTTTTAGTTTAGGTATAGCAAGCCCTTGAGAGAAAACATCAGCAGAGGTCTTTCCGACTATCTGTGCATTTTGCTTAGTGTCCCCATTACAATTTAGTACAGTAAACCTACTTGATTCTGGAGTAACTACTTCTGAGTCTAAGAAGTTATAAACAGATACTAGACTATCTACTGCTATAGGATCAGTAAGGGTTAGAACGGGAAGTAAATCATTGGACTTTTCAGGGGAATATACCTCTGAGACTGTTCCTACCCCAGTTTGAGATACTAGTAAAGGCGCAATAGTAACATTATTTTCAGAGTTACTATTACCAACAAAGATAGGTTTCATGGGTAAAATTACACCACTTACTTCACCATGATCTAGTACCAGCTTACGCTGCTTCTCAAGAGCAACATTCAAATGAATCTTGTTTAGGTAACTGAAATCATTTACAGGAACCTCCCCAGGCTCAAAAGTATCAGCAAGTCCAAATAGGTCAGGTGCTTTCACTGCGAGTTCAATTTGCTTCTTTCTCTTCCTAATCTTTAGATCAAATATCTCAATCTCAGAGAATATCTGCTGTTGGAAATTCATGTAAATAGCAGACGAAGTAGCGTGACCATCATCAACAAGATCCTGTTTGCTTCTATTTAAGTCTGTTATGTTTTTAGCCTTATAACCATCTAGGGAGTTTAGTAGATGATCTTGTTCATAGTGCCTTCTTAAGAGATCACTTTCATCTAAGTTTTCAATATCAAGAATGGTATCAACATATTTGTTAATATCACCAAGGGTAATCTTAGTACCTTTACCTCCTAAGCTGGGGGCATGATCCATGGACCATCTATCCCTATTGGGAACAAATCCAATATCCTCCACAGTTGGAATATCTCCAGATAGTGAATATACCCTATCCTGAGAATCATAATACAAACCATCAACAGATAAAAGGAAGGTTCCAACCTTACTTTCAGGAGGCCCATAAGTTAGCCTAAAGATAGCGTCTTCCTCAACATCAGCGTCTGCTAAGATAGCAGACGGGTCTAAAGCCTCCCCGTTAGCTCTACTTTGTACAACAGTTCCAATTCTACTTAATAGCCCATTTGCCTTATCAATGAATTTATTTACCTCATCAATCTTAAACCTTAATAGGAACTCGTCTGCTGCGGTAGGGCCTAATGTGATAGCGTTCCCATTGGCATCTGTTCCTTGAGGGCCTCTCTCCTTTTCTA